TGTCGAGCGGTTCGTCGATGGAATACATGAAGGAGACGTTGCGGATTGTGCCGCTCTCCCAGTCCTGCCGGCGCTTGTACTCTTCGCTGCCTTCGGTCCTGGTGTTGGGGCTCCAACGGGTGCGCACGCGGCCGCGGCGATCGTCGCCCATCCATGCACGCTCAACCACTCCGAGCACCACCTCGGGGTTGTGATTCCACAGCCATGGTGCAGCGCCGCTGTTCAGCCGCTCCATGTTCATGGCGCTGGCGTCGTGGCTCAACACCTCAATGCCGAAGTATCGCTCTACGGGCTGCTCTGAACTGAAAGTGAACTCAACAACATCAGGATCTTCAGCGGCACGCGCAACCTCAGCCACCACCGCTGAGCGGTAGAGGGGCTGTTGGTTGAGCTCGCGTAAGTCCACTTCTCGATCCTCTGATCTTGCCTTCATGCTATCCACAGCAGGCTCGAACAATATCGGCGTAAAGTCGTGCTCACTGAGCCAGGCCTTTGATTCGGCCACGGTGTAGCGGGCTGAATCGAATCGAATGGCTTGAATCTCGATCGGATCATCACCATTGATTCCATAGATGAAGTCGATGCCGGGGCCGCCTTCATCTTTGACGCGGCTGAACTCATTAAAGCGATCAGGATCAGCCAGTCTGGCAGCGTGCTCGTTGGGATAGGGCCGGGCTTCGATGTTGATGCTGCGGTTCTCCTGGGCTCGTTTGATGGATGCTGACTTGGCGGTCGCCCAGGTTTGCCCTGGGTCGCCACCCCATGCGGCCCATGCCACGCGACCGGCTGAGGGATAGCCATCTTCGCCGGGGCTGAAGCCCTCGCCTTGCTTGTCCACTTCATGCCGCGCAAACCAGGCAGCCATGGTGATCACGGTGCCTGGACTGAGCTCATTGCCGGACAGGATCTGACTGGCCCTGCGGGCTGCCACGTCAGTGCCACCAGCCTCGCCATCAGACTTCCAGTCGCGGTAGCGCTGGGCTTCTTCCCTCATGCCCTCGGTGGGCATCAGGTTGATCTCAGTGCCGTTGACGGTTGCCATCAGACTGCTAGGTCTGCTTCAGTCTGCACCGGATCAGGCGTGGCATCAGGTGCGCCACCCTGCTGATCATCGGCTGGGTTGGTTTCAAACTGCAGGCCAAGCTGCTCAGCGCGATCGACTTCAGCGGCGCGGGCCACCAGCAGATCCTCGATGTCGCCACCACCTTCGGCCACTACCTCAGCTTGCGTCTTGAAGCCGGAGCGGACCGCCTTGGTGTAGGCATCCACCTCCTTCTGCGGATCCACCCATGCCCATCCGCGGGGATACCAGCGGACCGACTCATAGCGCTCGGGCTGACTGTCGTAGCCGGGCAGGTTGAGCTGTCCAACGCCGGTGGCCGCGGCCAGCCAACGATCGAACACAGGCTGCAGCAGGTGCTCGATCATGTAGTCCTGCAGCATCCGCCAGTGCTCACGGTCCTCGAGCAGGCTGAGCCTGCTGCTGCTGTAGTTGGACTGACTGAAGTCGCGGCTAATGGTCTCGAAACTGCAGCCGATGGCGGCCGCCACGCCGCGAAGCATGGCGCGGAGGAACGGCTCAAACTGACCATCAGGGGCATCCAGCTGCGGCACGGTTACGGTTTCGCCCGGGGCCAGGTACTTGAACACGCCGGGCTCGAAGCGTGTCACCTGATCGCCGTCTTCTACATCGTCGCCATGAAGCTCACCTTCTGGTGACTGGATGAAGCCCATCAGCGAGCTGTTGGCGCGGGCACGCACCACCTCGGCCTCCTCATAGCCGCTCAGGTGGTGCAGCCGCTTAACGGCGCTGGCAGCCCATGGCACGCCACGAGACTGGCCAGGCCGCTCGGTGATGAAGAGGTGAATGATCTGCTCGGCTGGCACTTCAGTGACCCTGAAGCCCACGCCATTGACCAGATCGCCGGGATGACGATCGCGGAAGGCGTAGCTGATCGGCCGGCCCCAGCGGTTGACCTTCACGCCCATGCGCCATTCGTTGCCCTGCGCATCAGGGCCGCCGCTCTTGCCTTCGTCGCAATAGTCGGCCTCGATCACCTCAATCGCCAGCGGCACCCGGCTGCGCCCGAAGGGCTCGTCAACGATGCGGATGAACACCTCGCCGGATTCGGCCATCGCCTCAATGGCGACGCGCAGGATCTCGGGCAGGCTGAGCTTGCCTGCGACGTGGCAGCGATCGGCGTGGCTCCAGCTGGTCCAGGCTGTTTCGATCTGACGGTTGAGCGGTTCGTTGAGTCGACCGCCGCGGGCCATCATCACGCGGGACTGCATCCTGATGCCGCGGCCGATCACGTTGGCGCCAATCGCGCGGACCGCCTGGCGGACGTAGGGCGAATCACGGCGGAGCTGACGTGAGCGATCGCGCAGCTTGACCAGGCTGCCGTCGATCTCGGCATCGGCGCTGGTGGCGCTGGTCACCCAGCCATGGGTCAGGCGGTTGACGATCGCACCCTCATAGGCGCGGCGTGGTTTCCGCGTGGTGATGGCCTGCGGCTGAGGCACAGGTGCGGTCTTGCGCTTAGCCATCAGCCGAACCTCACAAACATGCTCATCGGATTACCCAATCCCTGCGCGACTTTCTCGGATGCACGCTCACGGGCCACGATCGCTTTCAGCTGCGCTTCGCGCTGCATCAGCTGGCCAAGGTCCTGGCTGGTGTAGCTGCGGCTGCCGATGCTGTATTGCTTGGCGCCCTTGGAGATGATCGCCCGGATGGCGGCCTGCACAGCCTCTAGATCCTTCTCTGCCTGTGTGCGGCCATCAAAGGCTGTTGGGTCGCCGGTGAAGGCGAGGGATGCCAGCACGGTGGTGGTGCCGCTGCCGGTGATCACGACATCGCTGCCGCTGGTGATCTTGGTTTGCCAGTACCAGGTGCCTGCGTCCCAGCTGGTGGTGGTGGCAGCGGATAGCGCCACATCCCAGCCACCATCAGATCGAGCGGAGCCGTTGACCGTGGCGCCTTCGCCTGCGGTGTTGGTGCGAAAGGTGATCTGCAGCGTCCAGCTGGCAGATGTTGCTGGATCACCAGCTGGGTCTGTGCTTGGGGGTTCAATCCAAACGGAAGTGCTGCCAGCGGTGATTAGAGCCGGGACAGTCACTTTTAAGCCCGCACAACTGCAAATAGTGTAAGCGGCGCAAGGGTTAAGCCCTCACGCCACCGTTGCCACCGGAGGTAGCCCTTGCCATGCCGGGCCTGGCCATGCCTCGCCATGCCACACCCCGCCAAGCCACGCCGTACCGGGCCTGCGACCATCCGTGAGGATGGCAGGGAGGGAAGACCCTCCGTGCCACCGTCTGTGGCCCTTGCCGTGCCGCACCGCGCCGGGCCTCGCCATACCCAGCCTGACTATGCCGTGCCGCGCCCTGGGGCACTGGGACTTACACCTCGCGGATGCCCATCGCGTCAGTCGAAATCGACTTCAAAGCGGCCGTGCTTGGGCCTCCAGTCACCCATGCCAACAAATCGGCCAGCAGCGCTCGCGATACCTTCAACGTCTCGTCGGTTCAACACGTCAGGGTCGTACTGGAATTCAGCCATGCAGACCCAATGCCGAAAAATCGGCCGTGTGCGCATGACTCTGGCCATACCGACCTTGGCGCGAACCTTGTGCGTGAAATCACCTGACTCAAACATCTCGGCCAACGTGTCGTCATTGATCACGTGTGGCTTGCCTTGAAAGTCCAGCGTCGCGTGCTGCGTGAAGTACAGACCGCATCTGGCTTGAGTGCCCAGCTTTTGCTTTTTAGCACCAGCAATCATCAGGCTTTCAATGACATGGTCTGGGATCAGCAGATCATCTTCAGAGCGATAAAGGCCAGCCAGCCATTCAAGGCGAGACATTTCGTCGTAGTCGGCATCAGTCTTTTTGCGTTTGCCGCTTACGGCTTTCATTGCTTTGGCGTAAGCGTTCTGCGGATCGGCGGTCTGCCCGTTGTGGCACAACAACGGGCTCAAACCCTGCATCCGTACTTGGATCTTTGGGAGGTCGAACATTGGCGCGTGTCTTGGTGATTGGTATTGCCAGTGATGGTGCTGAGACGTGAACGGCAGGCACCTGCTTACGTGGGTCGAGCTTGAAGCGTTGGCGGCGGACTGAATTGGTGATGCCGTCGTGGCACTCGGAGCACAGCGTCAGAAGATCTGACAGCGGCTCGTGGCCGAAAGATGGGTAACGAAAGTCCGGTGGTCCGGCATTGCGGTGGTGGACCTGCAGGGCAGGCCAACCCAGCTCGGCCAGTTGCTGCCGCGTGATGCCGCAGCCTTGGCAGGTGTGCTGATCGTGTTCAAGGCGTTGCTGTCGCTTGCGCTGCCAGGCGGCAGAGCGGTAGTAGTCCTCCATTCGGGGTAGCCTGTGGGCGGATCGAGTTCGATCACACACACAACATACCACGATCAGAGCATGGCACAAGGGGTACGGGTTCAGGTGGTGCTGCCGCCGGCAGTCGCAGAGCAGCTCAGGCAGCGGGCCGCAGACCAGTCGCGCACGGTCTCGAACCTTGCTGCCTTCATGATCGAGGCTGCGCTGCGCTCACCAGCCATCGACGAACCCAGGGCCTGATTGCTGCGCTCTTCGGCGCCGTTGTTTGGGCTTATCTGGCGCTATTTGCTGTTGCTTGGCAGCATCCTCCAGCTGATCCCACATCGTTGCGCGGTTGTAGCGGCGCTTGACCAGCTCGAGCATCGCCAGCGAATAGACGCACAAGTCCAGCGGTTCGTTGCGGGCACCGCTCGGTTTCTCCCAGGTCAGCACCTGAAAGCCCTTCACGGTCTTGGGCACAAGGCGCTCGCAGGTCAAGCCCTGCAGGAACTCCTCAGTCACATCGTTGCCGAAGTGGATGCTCCCCGGGCCGGTGCTGTCTTTCTTCAGCCGGGCGTAGATCGTCCGCTTGAGCGTGTCGCCGCCGACCATGAAGAGCGTGAGGCCTTTCTTGATCACGCGGCCGCGCCAGTTCACGTCGATCTTGCTGCCTTTGCCTAGGGCAGGCGCTGCCTTGGTGCTGCTGCCCTTGATTGCCACCACACCATCGGCGGCCCTGGCCCGGCAGAACTCATAGGCCTCCTGCGTGAAGTGGCCGCCGGTGTCCACCGCGCAATGGCGCACGGTCATCACGCCGCCGCCTTCGCGGGGCCATTGCGTCTTGCGGATGCTGTCGATCTGCTGCCACACGTCGTCATAGGCCGGGCTGCCCTCGACCTTCTGATGCCAGATGCGCCACATCTCCTCACCGCGGCCGAAGCCCCAGACGGTCGTCTCTAGCCAGGTGTCCTGCACGTCTACGGCCATCAGCAGGAGCACGACACCCTCGGGGCAGGTGCCGCTGCTGTAGCCATCAGCCTGCGCTCGAGCCATCAGACCATCGGCGTTGATGGCGGCCACGGCCTCATCCTCCCAGGCTTCAGCGGCACGCTTGTTCACCCAGCCCTTCAGCAGTAGCGGGTCGGTCTTGGCGCGGAGGAACTCATCACGGATCTGCCCCCAGCTGGTCCAGCCAGCCGGTGCATACCAGGCCGGTAGATGAAAGCCTGCGGTGATGCCGTCGCCTTTGGCGGTGGCCTGCCACTGAGCGCCGGTGAGCATCGCGGTCTTGTGATGCTCGCTCACGCGCTCACCGCAGGCAGGGCACTGCGCGAACACCTCGCCGTCTGGCGTGTCCCATTTCATGTGCTCACGCCAGCGCAGCACCTCCAAGGCACCGCAGCAGGGCATCCGCATGGCCAGCTGCCGGCGATCGCTGCGCTGCTCAAACTCGTGCGTGATGCGGCACATCCCGCGGGTGCCTGGGGTGCTGGTGATCAGCACCTTGCCCATCGGGAAGGTTGATGTTCGGGCCTCGGCGTTCTCGAGCGGGTCGCCCTTGTCGTCGGCCTCGAACGGGTAAGAGCTCACCTCATCAGCGAGCAGGTAGGCGGCAGGCATCGACTGCAGGCCGCTGCCGCTGTTGGCGCCGGTCAGAGCAAACAGGCCGCCGCGGAACTCCTTGAGGAACATGGTGTTCCCGCTGTCCCTGGCCCTGGATGGTGCAATCAGCTCAGACAGCACAGGCGTCTCGCGCAGCAGCGGCTCAAGGCGCTGCCGGTTGAGGCGCTTGGCCATATCCAGCGTGGGCTGCACCAGCAGGGTCGGCGCCGGCCACAGGTGGATGATTGCGCCGAGCCAGTTCAGCAGGGCTTCGGTCTTGCCCAGCTGGCTGCCGAACATCAGCACAACACGCCGATACGGGCTGCTGGGGCTGAGGCACTCCATGGGTGCCCGAAGGTAAGGAGTGCGCTCGGTGCGCCAAGGGCCAGGCTCTGCCGATCCTTTTGAGGACAGCACGCGATAGCAGTCGGCCCATTCGGCAACCGTCATCGGGTCCGGTGGTATCCAGCCGTTGCGGTAGGCCGGCGCCTGGATCTTGCGGCCTTCAGACATCAGATAGGTCTGCGATGGTGCGACAGATCACGCGGATCTCTTCAGTGATGATCGTGTGGCATTGGCGAATGTCGCTGGTGCCGGCCACCTGGGCCGCCAGGCGATCGGGCAGCGTCATCAGGGCGTCACGGGCACGGCGGGCTTCCATGAATGCTGAGGCCTTGACTTCAGCAGCGGAGACCAGCTCCTCCTTGAGCTTCATTACCTCCAAGCGTTCACGCTCGGCCTGGTAGACGACCTTGGCCCGCTGAGCCTCGGCCATCGTCGGGCCGGCCTTCATCAGCTTCTCGGTAACGATCTCCTTCGGCGTGTCTTGCGTAACGCGGCTCTGGGTGTTGGAGGCCCACTGCATGTCGGCGAGGGTCGGGTCGATGAACCACTTGCCGTTGACCTTCTGCACTGCAGGGTCGGTGAGGCGGCCAGCCTGGATCGCCTGCAGGACAGCGACGTGACTGGTGCCGCGCAGACCCTTTGCTTTGCGATGCGCAGCGTAGGCCTGCAAGTTCATTTGGAGCGTCCGGGTCGGTTCTGCCCCGCCGCCTCACCGATGGTCTCGGGAGTCGCCTGCTTCGGACGCTTGGGGTATGGCTGTGCCAACGGCAGAATCTTAGCCCGCATCTCGGGATCCAAGGGCATTAAGTAGCGGTGCTTTCCAGGCTTGACGATCTTGGTGCATTGATCTGGTGTCAAAGTTTTGCGAACTATGCCATTCACGGTTGTCCATCCTTTTTGCTTGACCATTCGTGCGTGCCAT